TTTAGATCGGATACTCTACCACTATCAAAAGTAAAAGTGATTGAGTTAGTGTTTGGATTTCTTTTGAAATTCATGTAACTTTGTTTGTTATACTATTATTATAGTAGCATGAAATCCAATAACAACTGCTATTGTGCCACTTTGATAACTGGCACACTATGGGTTTACTTTTTGTAAATTGCCATGTACTCTTCTCTAGTAAGAGTTTCTTCTTGCTCTGTATCCATATTCAATACAACATCATAGGGATAAAATCCATAATATTTGTAATGATCTCTTACATAGTCTTTAATCTGTTGTTCTCTAGTCATCATAAACCACCATCTAAATTTCTCATTTTTGTAATAATATCATGTGATATATAATTTCTTATATTACTTTCATAGAGGTCAGATTTTAACTCTACTCTGCCTTTCAAGGCAATATAAGTTGGTTCAAATACCTCATAGAGTTTATTAAACTCTTGATCGGTCAGTATTAGAGTTTTCATTGTGCTAAATCCTCGAATAGTTCTTCGGTTAGTCTAATTGCTTCCAGTTCAGATAATTCTGGGTGCTCTTCTAATACTTGCTCATAGAGTGATTCAAGTATTAGTTCATTTTGTAAACAACTCATTAGTAATTGCCCTCCTTGATATACTGTAATGTCAAGACTTCCATTGCTTTTTGTAGATCGCCTTTAAACTTTCCATCATTATAACTATGAATTGTACTCCAAGCATTCTCCATAGCATTGTTGATTTGATAACCCTTCAATACAACACCAATTTCGTGCATATTGTAAGTTTGATTTGGAATTACTTTTTTCATAAAACCTCTGTGTTTGTTATACTATTATTATAGGGCAGTGAAATCCAATTTCAACTACCCATGTGCCACTTTATTAACTGTCACACACACTCTTGACATTCACGCCACGATTGGTTAGCATATCCTCTAACTTCAATAGAATAGTGACTACTTCTTTTTCATCAATATCACTATCAAAGTTTTGAATTTCCTCTACATAATTGTCAACTACATTAATAAGTGTTCTTAGTTCGCTATCATTCAACATTAGCAATTACCTCATCAATAGTATCTGTAAAACACTCATCAAAGTATTCTTCTAACTCTACCAAAGCATCATTAAATGTAAGCGAATCTATCCACTTCTGCATATCTTCAGTTACATAATGAACTAAATCTTTAGTTGACATACCTTCAACAATAGCGTCAACATAATACTCTTTGAGAGCAGTGAATTGTTTGTCTGTTAGATTTTGTGCTTCTAACATTTTTTGTTTGTTTTCCTTTTGCATTTACTGATCTCCTATTAAATAAAATGGTTCTGGGAACTCTTCAACTTTGAGTTTAGCGAAAGCGTGTATCATAGTCCACACTTTTTGTCCTGATAGTTTCCTATCGTCACATAAGTGACTTGCTGTATCTTCTAACAATTCCAATACTTCAAAAGCATCTTCTTGTAACTTGATAAATTCTTTTTTATCCATTAACCTAATCTCCTGTATAAGTGACTAATCTTGTCATCAATAGAGTTAATTCTATCCATAACTGGGATTCCACCGATTAAATCCTCTTCCGCCGCTTCATCATTAGCGTAACACTCATAATCCTCAAGAGAAGCACTAATTGTCTCCCACTCTGCATCAGTAAAGAATGCCTTGATAGTTACAAGTTGTTCATAACTGAAATCTCTTGTTAGAGTCATTTGAAAAACCTCTTTGTTTGTTATACTACTATTATAGTAGCGTGAAATTGTAATTCAACTGGTTATGTGCCAGTATTTGAACTGGCACACTACCTAGTGGTCTGCCCAGATTATTTTCTTTTCTTCGTTTAGAATATCAAAGCATATTTCGCAAAGGCAATCCGCATGAGGCACAGCATCACGCCAATAGTAAATCTCTTCTATTGGACTATCCCAATAGTAATATAAGTCAGGTTGGTAATCTTGAATACAATGTTGAGAGTCTTTAGGATACCCCATGTCCTCTCTGTGTGATTCATCAAAATTTCCACACCTATCACAATATGCCATTACTCTGCCTCCTCTGAAAAATAGTTGTATAACTCATTAATATGAGTCTGCAAATCTAAAAGGCAATCGCCAATCGAAATACTTGAACCTTCCCAATCTTTTGGAATATCCATTAATGTTTTTGGTTCTTCTTCAAATTGACTTTTATCATATTCTTCAATAATGTCATCATTAATTGAATGACCTTGTATTGTTTCAACAACGTCATTAATATTGAAAAGCATATTTGCCATGTAATCTCTGTTCATTACTCTGCCCCCTGATCTAGTGATGTACCATCAAGTGCCCATAGACTACCACCATCAAAATCTGTGGAATATCCGTAGTTTCTGACTAAGAAGTCTCTGACTCTCTCTCTATCAATAGAATCGCCATCGCCCCAAGTGAATCTCTCATTATTGAGAGTAGTAATAGCGTTTAGATAGTCATAGGTAGCACCAATAATATCTACTTTGGTAGCACCCATAGGATATAGTGCATCAGGAGCACCATAGAATGAATAGACATATTCTGTGAACTGTGTTAGCATATCATTCAGTTCAGTAGATGATTGACCTGAGTTCATAAAACCTCTGTGTTTGTTATATTATTATTATAGGGCAGTGAAACTGAATTTCAACTGCCCTTGTGCCAGTTAGTCAACTGTGCCATAAGGTGTGACTTGATACTGGTCTATGCCATCTTGAATATCCGCTAAATGTCCTAACTTTTTTCTAATAGTTCTAAAATTGACTTGAAAGTCATCACTAAATTTATCAGTTAGTCTGTTAGGTGTTTTCAATATCAAGTGAATTAAAGCGTCACACTCTGCCGCTGTAAGAGTAGGGTCATTCATTAGTCTTTAGGATACAAATTTGTAATTATGTCACTTAGTTGATTCAACTGATCTTCATTCATTAGTTCGATCATAGCATCAACTATATCATAGGGGGCGGAATTGTCCGCCTCCTCTAGGATTTCCGCTATTTCTGAGAATAGTGTTGTCTTTAAGTCGTTTGGATAGATCATGCCATCAACTCCTGTGGATAGTCAGCGGGTATCTCTTGTTTGATAGGTGTGAATACGTCATTGAAGTCTCTAGTCTCTTCATTCCAGTATGATATAGCATAACATTCTAGAGTTCCGTCTAGTTCCTTAATGTAAGCATACTCTCCACAACACTTGTTAGTGTCCTCAAAAAAGTGTGAAGTAGTTTTGTGAAGTCTAGGAGCATTTTCTTCCATTGACTCGCCTCTCTCTGTGTAGTATAGAGGTTTGTATGGTAAGTTCTTCAACTTTTCTTCATCTTCGATTTCCCAACCTGATTGAGTATAGCAACAACTCATGTTACCACCATCAATAAGTTCTGCAACATCTTCTCTTGTAGGATATTGTTGGTTAAGAGTAACGCCTAACCACTGTGGGTATCCGTCCCAGTGATGATATACTGATAAGATTGAACCATCAGCGAGTCTTAGTCCGATTCTTGAATTAGTTGACATGATTGTTTGTTTGTTATGTACTTATTATAGTATGGTGAAAGAGGTGATACAACCACCTATGTGCCACTATCTAAACTGTCATATACTCTGATTGACAATTCTTCTGAACCTGATAGTTTTAAATTCTCTCTCTTGATCGCCTGATCTAAAATTGCCCATACAACATCAATTTCTTGATCGGTCATATACCTAGTCATAGTATAGAATACTTCTGAACCTTCTTTATAAATGTCATGTTCTGGGTATTCATATTTAATCATAGTGTAGCAGGGTCAGAGGGCATATTAACTGGTGCTATTGATAGTTGTAACTTATCAACAACAGCGGGAACTATCTTACTACCATCAAAGGAGCAAGTTCCGTCATTATTTTTTGTTCCTAGTTTATCGCAAATAGCATCGCCTACTAACTCATAGATAAAGTTCTTTGCTTTTGGATTATCATTAATATGTTCGATAACCTCTAACAATAGGGCATCAGCAAGTTTGTCGATTGTCTCCTTTGATAGACTCATTTAGTTCTCCGTAATTGAGTAAAATTCGTAATCTGTGAAGTTGTCCATGTCATGCTCATAGTCATCATATTCTCCTAATCTATATAAGCGCATTGCTTCTTCCTCAGTTTCCGCCCATACTGTGGCGTGCCCCCAACCAACAAATTGTTCCTCAATAGTCCATGACTTTTTGGGTCGCTTGTAAGTGTTCTCATTCTCCATCTTTATCTATCTCCAAAGAATCAATAAAGGCAACACAATGTTCAGTAAATTTCTTTACGTCAATAGGTGCTACTTGGTCATCTTCTTCTCCAATATAATAAAATTGGTTATTGATGTTTGAAATCAAAGTAAGAAGTGCTGTTTCGTTTTTAGTGTACATAAACCTCTGTGCTTGTTATAGTATTATTATAGGGCAGTGATATGAAATGGCAACCACCCATGTGCCAGTTTACAAATAGGTTATCTCTCCCTTTTCAACTGCCTCCTCTAGTTCATAATAGTTTGCTCTCTCTGCATCTATCTCTTCTTGATGATATTCAAATACCATATTCTGATAAATGTCGAACAAATCCTGTAAAACTACACCTTCTAGGTCACTCCATGAACCAACATAGTCTAACTGTGTTTCATCATATCCGCCCTTCTCAAGACTAGGAGCACTTACAAAGTGCATACCAATGTCAATAAAGAAGTGTCTGCCATACTTCTCACTTACATGAGTTTTTGTTGGTCTGAAATGGCAACCATGTACGCCCTCTGGATCTCTCAAATCATTGAAATCTCTGAAAATGTATGTGTGCATTACACTGCCTCCTCTAGTAGTTCGCTTGTATCTTGAATTGTAAACTCTACACCCATGTCAGTTTCAATAATGGTTTCTAACTGACAATTAGTTAGAGTATCATTCTTAAGATAGTAAAAGGTTACGTCATCATCTTTATCTTGTAGAGATAACCACTCAATTAATTGTGATACTTTCATTCTACCAATCTCCGTTAGCGTCAGCAAAAACATCTTCATTCCAATGTTCGTATGGTTTTATGATACCAACATGGCGCATGATGCCATCATAAATTTCCATGCCTGACCTTGACATTCTACCGCATGAATAATCCCAACCTAGTTCGCCAAGTTGGTCAACTATAAATTTGAGTGATACTTTTTTCATAATAGTTTGTTTGTTATACTACTATTGTATAGGCATCAGATCAGAATACAACCACCTGTGTGCCACTATCTGAACTGTCTATTGTTGAAATTTGCATAACTGAACTGTTGACGTTTGATAAGTTTGAATGTACCATATTTGTTAGACATTACATAACCCTCATGTTCATAAGGCACACTATCAAATAGACATTGAACATTCTCTGTAGTAGTGATGCCTTCCATGAGTAACTCTTTTATCTCAATTATCATATTGTATAAGTGAAATAAGTTTTTAGAGTATCCTGTATCACTCGCCAGTTTATCTGCATCAAGTGATTGACCAGAGCGTATATAACTGTTGATACTTACTTTCAACTGTGGTATATCTTTACTCTCTGGAAACTTGACAAATGGTATTACAGTTTTGGCAAGTGTGATAAGTAAACTTAATCTAAAATGTCTATTGGATATTGATGCACCTGTATCAATAAAGTGAACACCATAACTCTTAGATTCTCTATAATGAAACTTAGCATCTAACTCTTGTATGGTAGCACCAATATACTGTGTATGAGTGGCAACAATAATGTCATCAATTACACCATCAAACTTATATGTAATAGTATTGGGCGTGTGAGTATCTGAACCACCATAACCAATAAAGTCGCCTTGATAGATACCATCATTCTGTGGTAGTCTGTCTAGACATATATGTAGAATCGAAGCAACTCTAGGTATATGTCCATGATTTGATTCAATATCTGTATGAGTATAGTTTATCTTGATTCTTCTCTTATTGAATACTGATTTAGTTCCTACAAAGAATTTACCATTCTCAGGGTTAGTTCCATATACTATGGCAGGGGCACCATCATACTTTACTGATACCTGACTCTGTTTAGTATCTAAGAAGTTGATAGCATTGATCGCACCATGCTTGCCCTCAAGTATATGATCTTCAATATGTTCTAAGTGTTTGTTCTTCATACTATCATTATAACACATGGCACTAGGTTTTCAACCATATATGTGCCAGTTTGTAAAGTGGTTGGGCGGTAGTTGAGTACGCAACTGTTTGAACTACCATTAAGTATGTTGATCTAGAATTAACTCTCATACACCCAAGAGAGTGTCAGGGAGCGGGGCGAACTTATCTGAGTTTCACTCAGGCGCCCAAATTTACCTACTAGGAATCGCTTACACCTGTACCCCTACTAACTACTGATCTAGCAGTGCTGACGCTCGACTTTCGGGTAGTAGAACCGCATATCCCTGACATTCATATAATAATCCATTGACATATAATTACAACCACCTGTGTGCCAGTTTATTAAATGTCACAATCAGGGTTGACAAACTCTCTCTTTCTCTTTACTTTTGTTGTATTAATATCAATTAAATCTTCTAACTCTTCAATAGAATTGGCGAGGTTGTCATCATTTTTCTCTTCAGAATAGAAAAATAATGCTTCACTTAACAAGTTGAATTGTTTATCGGTTAATGTTACATTGATTTTATACATATTACCTCATAGGTATGTTAAAAGACATGATAGTTCTTGGTGTCTCAGTTTGCGACACTGGCGACTCGTGCAATAATACAGAGGGAAATGTAATAATATCCCCTTCAAATACAGGCGGAGCAACTTTATCTATAGTTCCATAATAGGGATTTGGGTGTGGACTATAGAATGTTGTAGGAAAATGTAATTTATCATCAAATTCCACATACAACACACATGATATATTCATTAGACCATGATTATGAGCACCATGATATTGTCCTTTAGTGTATCTCTGTGACCATAGTTGCCACTTATCAACACTCTCAACAGGGCAATCTCCTCTGTATCTATCTGTCAATATCTCTGTGTATTCTTCAACTAACTTATCCAAATCAGTTTTCAATATGTCAACGAACTGATTAAGATATGGTGCTGAAGTCTGATACTTGTAATAATCTGTCTCACACTCTATGATAGAAAATGGTTGCCCATCAAAATTAGTATCAGTATCACTAAAATCTATTAGTTTTAACAGTTTACTTTT